GGTTTTGACGCGGGGTGGTCGCTTGCCCCACGAACGCCTAGTTTTGCCGCATGGGACGACGTGGACCGCCGCCAAAACCGACCGTGCTGAAACTCGTCGCCGGAAACCCCGGAGGACGCCCGTTGAACACGCGAGAACCCGTGCCGCCCCCCGGCGATGCGGAGCCGCCAGCGCACCTGGACGAATCAGCGCGACTGGTCTGGGCGCAGGTCGTCCCGCGGCTGGTCAAGATCGGTCTGGCTCGATCGGTCGACGGTGAGGCTCTCGCCCGGTACTGCCAGCTCGTGGTGATGTGGCGGGAATGCACAGCGTTCGTTGCGAAGAACGGACGGTCCTACCCCGTGCGTGCCGACAGCGGCGACCCCAAGAAGCCCGGTCGCATCATCCGGTTTGACGCCTTCGTGGAGACGATGATGATCATGCGTCTGGCCCGAGAGATACTCGCCATTGAGCGCGAGTTCGGCCAGACCCCAGCAGCCCGTTCCCGCATCCAGACCGCGGCGGAGAGTTCCAGCAAGGGTGATGTCAATGAGCTCAAAGCCAAGTTCTTCTCGTCGCGGCCGGAAGCGCCGCGGATCTCCTGAGTTCGGGCGGCCGGCGGCCAAGGGCGCTGTCTTCGATGCAGCAATCGCCGATCGGGCCTGCAACTTCTTCGAGCTCTTCCTGACCCACACGAAGGGTGAGTGGGCGGGGCATCCGTTCGTCCCGCACGGGTGGCAGCGGGACCGGATCATCCGTCCGCTCTTCGGCTGGCGCCGCGAGGCAGACGGCTTCCGCTGGTATCGCCGGTGCGACCTGTGGCTTCCTCGAAAAAACGGCAAGAGCACGCTCGCCGCCGGCGTCGCGCTGTACCTGCTCTTCGCCGACGAGGAGCCCGGCGCCGAGGTGTACCTGGTCGCCAACGACCGTGAGCAGGCCTCGATCGTGTTCAAGGAAGCGGCCCGCATGACGAAGGCTTCGCCCGAGCTCAACGAGATGAGTCAGGTCTTCGACTCGGCGCGAACTCGCTCCATCGTGTACGCCGAAACGCTCTCGTCCCTCCAGGCGGTGAGCTCGCTTCCGACGAACAAGGACGGCTTGAATCCGAGCGGCGTGGTCTTCGACGAGATACACGAGCTCCGCGACTTCGCCCTGTGGGAGAAGATGACCACCGGCAGCGCCACCCGCCGCCAACCTCTCACGTTCGTGATTTCGACCGCGGGGTATGACCGCAACACGGTCGGCTACCGCGAGTACGCTGCGGACAAGCGAATCCTCGAGGGCAAGAGCCGGATCACCGACCGCCTCGTCGTCGTGTATGAAGCGGGGCCGAAGGAGAGCTGGAAACGCGAGAGCACCTGGAAGAAGGCCAATCCGGGGTACGGCGTCACCATCAAGCCGCGGGAGTTCCGCTCCCTGTTCGCCGAGGCCCAGGAGGACGCGGCGAAAGAGGCGACCTTCAAGCGGTATTACCTGAACATCTGGACCGGCGCAAAGACCGGGTGGATCGACATCGAAAAATGGGACGCCTGCGGTGATCCAGTGGACCTGTTCCGAGTGGTCGGCCTGCCCTGCTGGGTGGGCCTCGATCTCTCCAAGCGCTCAGACATCACCGCGGCTGTGGCACTCTTCCGCGAGGACAAGGACAACGTGCGGCGCTACCACGTTCTGCCGCATTTCTTTGTGCCGGATGAAGAGATCGAGTTGAAAGAATCTCGGGACGGCGTGCCGTATCGGGAGTGGGCCAGGGCGGGCCACGTCACCCTGACGCCGGGCAACGTGATCGAGTACGCCGCCGTGCGAGACCTGGTCATGGAGAAATGGGCGCGGAAGTTTCAGATACGCGAGATCGCGTACGACCCGTACAACGCGACCCACCTGGCGGACGACCTGCGCGCCGCCGGCATGAACATGGTCGAGTTCATCCAGACGATCAAGCACGTCGCGCCGCCGACGATGGAGCTCAAGAACCTGATCCTGCAAGGCCTGGTCCGGCACGGCGGCAACCCGGTCCTGCGATGGATGGTTGAGAACGTCGCGGTTCTCGTCGATGTCAACGGGAACGAGCGGCTGACCAAGAAGGCCTCCACCGCCCGCATTGACGGGGTGGCCGCGTTGGTGAATGCCCTGGGCCGGGCTAGTGTCGGTGACGCTGCCCCGTCCGTGTACGAGCAGCGCGGAGTCCTGAATCTATGAAGGCGATCACCACCCCCGCGTTCGGCGCATCTCTCATCACCGGCCCCGGTCTCGACACCGACGCTGAACCCTACATGGTTAACCCCGAACGGTCACGCGGATTCCAAGAGTCGCGGAACATCGAGGACCCCACCAAGCCGATCACCGCAGCCCAACTCGCGGACCTGCTCAGCGGCGGCGCGACAGGATCGGGAAAAGCCGTGACGCCCCGGTCGAGCATGAAGGTTGCGGCGGTGTGGGCCTGCGTTCGGGTCATTGCCAACGCCATCGCCCGGATGCCCCTGGTCACATACGAGCGGACCAGCGCCGGGCGAGAGCGGGCCACGGGGCACCCGCTCTACCGGCTGCTGAAGGTCAGGCCCAACGCGGATATGTCGTCATTCACGTTCAGGTCCACCCTCGTGGCGAACACGCTGCTGTGGGGCAACGGGTATGCGGAGATCGTCCGCCGCGGCGACGGCCGTCCCCAGGCGATCATCCCGATCGAATCCGAGCGGGTGACGCCGATCCGCGAGAAAGGAGAGGTGCGGTACCGCGTCACCACGGACGGCGCGCCGGTCACGCTGCTGAGGCGCGACGTGCTGCACATTCCCGGATTGTCGTACGACGGCATGTGTGGGTTGTCCGTGATCGCCCATGCCAGGCAGACGATCGGCGCCGCCCTGGCCGCGGATGAGTTCGCCGGCACGCTCCTGAAGAACGGCCTGCGTCCCAGCGGAGTGCTGCAGCATCCCGGCAAGCTCGGGGACCAGGCGGTGAAGAACCTCCGCGAATCCTTCGCCGCGGTCTATGGCGGCACGGCCAACACGGGCAAGCCGCTCATTCTCGAGGAGGGCATGACCTGGTCCGCGTCCGGCATGCCACTCGAAGATGCTCAGTGGGTCGAGTGCTCGTACTTCCGCATCGAGGACATCTGCCGGTGGTTCGGAGTGCAGCCCCACAAGGTCCAGCACCTGCTCCGCGCCACGAACAACAACATCGAATCGCAGAGCCTGGACTTCCTTGGTGACACGCTCGCCCCGTGGGTCGAATCGGTCGAACAGGAGTTCAACTGGAAGCTCTTTGGCGAGGATGAGCAGGACCGCTTCTACGCTGAGCACCTCACCCAGGCCATCGTGCAGATGGACGCCAACGCACGCGGCCAGCTGTACGAGCGGCTCTTCCGCGTCGGCGCGATCTCGCCCGATGAAATCCGCGAGCGTGAGAACCTCAACGACCTGCCCGAGGGGCGCGGGCGGACGTACTGGACCCAGTCCAGCAACATGCCGCTCCCGACCGAGGCACAACGGGACGAGCTCATCCAGTCCTGGATCAAGAAGGGTTCCGGCTCGGCACCAGGCGGCGCGGGCGGTCCAACTGACGGGTCGGGTCAGCCCGACCCCAAGACCGATGACAAGGTCGCCAAGGACGGCTGACCCGTCTAGGCTCGCACAGTGGACGGCGAAAGGTGTGCGACATGCCCGCTCGAATCGAACGGCGGTTCTCCGCCGGCCTGACCCTCCGCGAACTTGACAAGCCCCAGGACGGAAGGATCGCGACGCTCAGCGGCTACGCGGCGGTCTTCAACTCGCTCTCGGAAGATCTCGGCGGGGTCCGCGAGTTCATCCGGCAGGGGGCATTCTCGCAGTCGCTCAGCCGCGGCGATGACATCCGCGCGCTGGTCGGTCACGACACCACCATGATCATCGGGCGCCGGTCGGCCAAGACGCTCGAAGTGAAGGAGGACGAGAAGGGCCTGGCGGTCGAGGTCTCCGTTCCCGACACCACCGCCGGGCGTGACCTGGTCGTGAGCGTCAAGCGCGGCGACCTCACAGGGATGAGCTTCGGGTTCGCCACGGTGAAGGACGAGTGGACGCGGCAGACCAAGGACGGTGACACGGTCTACCGCCGCGAGCTGATCGTTGTGGATCTCTTCGAGGTTTCGGTCGTCGCGTTCCCCGCCTACACCGACACGAGCGTCGAGGCCCGCGGCGATGTGCGGAGCCTGAAGGACATCCTGCAGGAGGGGGGCCGGCGAGCTGGCACGGACGCCGCTCCCGGATCTCACGCCAGGCGGGACCGCCTGATCGCCGGTTACAAGGCGCGGTCCGCGCTGTGGACCTGAACACCGGATACGTCTAGTCTGGCGCTGGTCAGTGGAACCCACGCCACGCGGAGGCACCAATGTCACGAATGAGCTTCACGGTTGATGTCAGCGATCTCCTCTCGAAGTACGACGGCGAGCGCCAGAAGGCGCGCGACGCCGCGGACCAGCTGGTGGCCAAGGTCACCACCGAGGACCGTGCGTTCACCAAGGACGAAGAGGTGGAGCTCAAGGCGCACCAGGACAAGATCGTCGATCTCACCAAGCGGAGCGAACTGCTCAAGAAGCAGATGGAGGTCCGTGCTTCGCTCGATGAGCCTGGGAAGTCCAGGACCCAGCGCGACGTCAAGCCCACCGAGCGTGCTGACGATGACGACGCCGAGAGCAAGGACCGCGAGAAGCGGTACTGCAGGGCCTTCGGCTCGTTCCTCCGCCGCGGCATCGGCGCCATGAGCGATGAGGAACGCTCGTTGCTGCAGAGCCGGTTCAACTCGCTCCCCGAGGACAACCCGGAAGTCCGCGATCTGTCGGCCATTACCGGGTCCGCCGGCGGATTCACCGTGCCCACCGGCTTCCTCGCCCAGATCGACCAGGCGATGAAGGACTACAGCGGCGTGCTGCAGTCCCGCGCCCAGGTCATCACCACCGA